ATGATCTAGAACACGTACCTACGAAACCAGCAGTTAAAGCGACATTAGAACTCGTATATAAAATTCCTGTATAATTAGTTGTAGCAGATAATCCTAATAAATTTTGGTTTGGAATATAAGATAATGCTGAATCAGTACTAACAGTTTGTTGATTTGCCGAAGCAGATAAAGGTACAAATGTAAGAAAATACGGAGATGTGAAAGTTGAACCATCTGTTGTCTGAATTTGTGACGCTGATGTACTTGCTCCAATAAATCCTATTCCGGGTATAGCCGTAGTACTCGTGAAAGTTGCACCATTAAATAATGATGTTGTTAACTTGTTTTGTAACGGTATATAACTCAAACCTGAATCCGTGATAACTTCCTGCGAAGTTGCTGAAGCTGATATAGGTGAAAATAATGGATAATAACTAGATGAAAAAGCTGAGCCATCGGTGGTTTGTATTTTATTTGCTGAAGAAGCATGTCCTACAAAACCTATAGACGGTGGTGTAACGGTAGATGTATAAATACCACTATTCATTGCCCCTGTAGTAAGTAAATTTTGAGTTGGTATGTATGTCAATCCACCAAAATCAGTAGATAAAGTGCTTGTAACTCCTGTTTGATTTTGGGCAAAAACTGGATAATAAGTTGAAGCAGATATAGCGATTGATGTTAAATTAATAGTATTTGTACCTAATGCGCCTGCTGAACTAATAGTTAGATTATCTGTTCCTGCTCCTGCTATCGTTACATTGCTTCCTGCTGTTATAGAAACTGGTTTAAAATCTGAAATTGTGCTTGTAGTTGCTACTAAGCTTGTACCCGTACCACCGTTTTGAAAAGTATAAGATCCACCTCCACCTGACGAATTTATCGTCAAATCTAGCCCACTATCTATAATAGTAACATTAGTACCTGCAACAATACCTTTAGTTTTTAACGATGGATTTACAGACGACGATGCTACTAAACTATTAGTTAATAAATCTGTACCACCAGTTGTTAAACTAATCAAAGTAGATGGTAAACTATTTAACAAAGTTATATCTGTGGCCGTATTAGATATACTTATTCCAGATGTTCCAGTTAAAGATTTTAAAGTAAAAGTAGGATTTACATTAGAAGAAATTAAAGATGTCCCTGTACCAACCGTATTTAAAGTTATCAACGAATCACCTGAAATTATTGCCAAAAATAGTTGGTGATTATTAGCGAAATTTGTACTGCCTATACCAGATGATGTAACTAAACTGACGGGATATGTCCAATATGAAGTTGGGGTAGCTGGGTTAGAATTTACTGGTATACCATTTACTAACCATGTTTGATAATTGCTTGAAACATTCCTGTCCTGAATTAGTAATTGTTGACCTTGTTGAATTAGGCTTAAAAATGCATCAATATCAGTTCCTGACCCATTATCATCTAAATGTGATATTCTGATATTAGTAGAAGAAATTTGAGTAATATTATTCCAAGCTAAACTGTGATCAGTTGGATATCCAGATAATGTAGTTGTATCTGCTAGGTATAAAAATAAGTTTGAAGAAGTACCCTGTTCACCTTGTATTCCTTGTATTCCTTGTATTCCTTGTATACCTTGTATTCCTTGTATTCCTTGAATACCTTGTATTCCTTGTATACCTTGAGGCCCTTGAGGACCCTGAACTCCTAAATTATCGGCATATAATTTATTTACTAAATCATCGTTAGCCAAAGGTACATAACTACTTGTAATTTTATTTGTGGTTAATTGAATAGGTTTTTCTACGGTAATATCTGCTATATTTTCTAAAATACTACTTTTAGTGCAAGTAGTCGCTGTCGGATTAGAAATTTGTAAAATACGACCGACATCTGCTGGTAAAATACCGTTATATACAATACCTGAATAGGGTGGTGGAGCTGACTGAGGAACCCAAAAAGTATTTCCAACTCCATCAGTTGATAAAACATCACCTACATTTCCGTTATTAGGTGTTACAAGGTCAAATGTAGAAGTATCGTCGCATACAATAGTTAGACTATCATTTACTGTAAGATTATTAACTTGTAATATATCAATTGGGTCAGTAACGATTAAATGTTTTACTTTCAAATTATCACAACCAATTTCAAGGGATAAATCATATCCTAACTGATAATCTTTGAATTTGTTAAGACTCATTTTATAATATATAAATATATTATAAAATCTTAAATTTGATTATTTAACTCTTTTTTACCGATAAATCTATTACCCTTAGCTATATTATCAGAAGCCCATAATGCCTGTGTATTAGTATAATGCAACCGTTTAATAACTTCTTCTAAATCCACTACTTTACCGTCTTCTTTATATTTAATAGGAACAATGTGGTCAATATGCCATTCTCCATAATTATCCCAGCTCATACCTTCTTCAAAAGTTTTTTCTATATGAATTTTAAATTCATCTATATTACATCCTAAATATTCTTTTGAATGTAATTCTTTGTTGGATTTTAGAGAATTATTAATTCTTGATCTAACTATACCAGAAAGATAAGATGGAAAATCGCAGTCTTTACATTTTTGTTTTTCTTTATTATGTTCGCAAATTGAACTACCTCTGCATTCTTTACATAGTGGTTTGTGTCTATTATGTTCGCAAATTGAACTACCTCCACAATCTTTACATAGTGGTTTGTGTCTATTATGCTCACAAATTTGACTTCCTCCACAATCTTTACAAGCTGATCTTTGTCTATTATGCTCACAAATTGAACTACCTCCACAATCTTTACAAACTGATCTTATTCTATTATGTTCGCAAATTGAACTACCTCCACAATCTTTACATAGTGGTTTGTGTTTATTATGCTCACAAATTTGACTTCCTCCACAATCTTTACAAGCTGATCTTTGTCTATTATGCTCACAAATTTGACTTCCTCCACATTCTTTACAAATTGATTTTTGTCTATTATGTTCACATTTATTTTTATTCATATTTTTAACTTTTTTTTCATTGCATTCAATACATAATTTCATATAAGAATCATCTCGTTTTTTTTTAAATTTATCAAAAGTCATATTAACTTTACATCTATTACATTTTTTTCTTTCAATAGTTGCCATTGTACTTTATAGCACTTATCAAATCTTTAAATTCAATTTTAAATTAATAAAGCCTATTTCCCCTTGCTAACATTTCCATTTGTAAAAGCTGATTACCTTGATTAGTAGTATAGTCCGAACGACTGATATTTTGTCCACTCCAACTACCGCTAAATATATATGGCACATTATTAGTTGATAAATTTAAATTTTTATTTTGCTCACTTGACCAGTTAAAATTTATAGGAGAAGAATTATTTTGGTTATAAAAATTCAAAGGGCCTAAGCCTGCTCTAATACTTTCCAAATAGTCTGATTCTGCTTTTCTATTTCTTTCATCTATTTCCTGTTCTAATTCGCTTTTAAAATAAGGTTGAGTAAAACCAAGAGGATAACTAACCTGATTAATTGATTCTAGCCTAATATTTTCATTCCTTAATTGATTAAGATGAACAATACCTCGTGTATTACTGTATTCAGGTGATACAAGCATACCAAGAGTCGGTAAAATAGCTGGATTAGATTCAATTCTATTGTCTTCTTGTTCCATTTTTATATTATATAAAGTTAAAAAATATTTACTTTATATAAATATGTTAAGAATACATAACAGAGACTACGGAAAGAATAATCCTAAAATTTCTAAAATTGCTGTAATTAAAGGAAATAATGAATCTGAAAAAAAAGCATTATTTTTAGACGAATCTGATGATGCAAAAGGTGAAAAACAGATATTTTTAACTGGCAAGAGTTATTTTCAACCTGTGCCCCATTCTAAAGAATCCCAGATTGAAAGAAATTATATATCAGGAATGTCTGGCTCAGGCAAAAGCACATATTTAGCTAATTGGCTTTCTCAGTATTTAAAACAAACTGGTAATTCTGATAAAACACTTTATATGATATCATCAGTAGACTATGACCCTGTTATAGATGATAGATTTTCAAAAAATATTTTTCGTATTCCTATAGATGATGAGCTTGTTTCTGATCCACTACGAGAAGATGAATTTGACGAAGGAGTTATAATATTTGACGATACTTCTAAAATAAAAAATTTGAAACATAGAAATGCTATTTTTAATCTACTAGAAAGTTTGTGTGAAATAGCAAGGCATTATAAGCTTCAACTTTTAATAACTTCTCATATGATTTCAAATTACAGTAGAACAAGAACAATCTTAAATGAAAGCACGAGTGTAACACTGTTTCCAAAATATGCAGGAGGCTTACATTACATTAAAGATTTTTTAACCAAAAGATGCGGTTTAAATAAAAACCAAGTAAAACACTTTTTGGATATGGGGAAGAAGAGTAGATGGGTAACTATTAATAAAAATCCAATGTATCTTATTAGTGCAAAAGAATGTTATATGATTGATCAAGATGAAGATTAAATTAATTAATTAATTAAAATTTTTATTATATTGTTTTATAATAAAAATGCCAGTTCCAAAAGCACTGAAACCATGGTTTGACCATTTAACAGCCTACCGTAAATCCCATCCAAAACTATCTTTAAAACAAGCAATGATAGGAGCTAAAAAAACATATCGTAAAAAATAAATTCTTGATATACTATAAATGATGTTTCACGATAACATTGATAATGTCATAAAAAATTCTGAAAATTATTCCCTATCCGATTCTGATCTTCTTAATTTAACCGATAATAAGGTTAAAGTTTTATCTTATTCAGACCTTGAAAATTTTAATACGATTGATGAAGTGTTACAACCTTTCGGAGCAGTTATAATTTTATATCAGCAAACAAAGACCAGTGGTCACTGGGCAAGTATAATAAAACAAAAAAATACAATTGAGATTTTTGATAGTTTAGGAGTTGGCTTAGATCACGAATTAGAATTTTCTGACTATAATAAGCAAAGACATGGAGGAGTTGCAATTCCACATCTTACTAATCTTCTAAATAAAAGTAATTATAAAGTAGAAGTTAATTTACAACAAATTCAAAAAGATGATAGTCACATTAACACCTGTGGCAGATGGGCAGGTTTAAGAGTTAGATTTAGAGATGTGCCAATGAAGCATTTTATTAATATGTTTAAGAGTGGTAAAAATAGTCCAGATTATATAATTACTGCATTAACTATTTTATTTAGTTAATTTTTAAATTATCTTGTAATATAATAAAATGTACATTCAACAACAACCTTATGATTTAAATAAGACTGCTAGTACGAATGCTTTAAATTTATCAGCATTGCAACTTTCCAAAGGTAAATCTAGCACAATGAACGATGATGGCGACATCGTGTATTATAATATAAATATAGTTAACACAAATGAACCAACAGGTAAGATCGCAAAATTCAGTGAGAACCGAGTTTCAGCAGTTCTAAACAAGCCGTCGGATTATAATATGTGCTGTGTTCGGTTTCAACTACCCTCTATAAATATTCCTCTTCTTTTTTTCAATAATTATTCATTTTCTATTAAATTAGAACGAGGTGCATTTTCTGTTTCTCAACCGTTAATTTATATCCCAAACAATGTTATAAATGTGTATGCTCCAAAATTGCCAGTATATGAATATCAAGAAATTGTGAACAGTCTTAATACGGCTTTTGTATCCGCAAAAGCAGCCTTAGATATATTAGATCCAACTGCTATCCCTTATGATCCACCATTTGTAACTTATGATGCAACAACATCTTTATTTGATCTAAATGCTGAGAGTGCTGGATATGAAAATACTTTACCGAATCCAATTAAGATTATTTACAGTGCTGACTTGTTTGTTTTATTTACTAATGTACAAGACTATTTTCTCAGTCCATCTTTTACTCAAGTTATTATTCAATATAACTATAATAATGGATCTATTTTTAACTTGAAACCATATATATTTATGAGACAGAGTCAACCTTCGTTAGAGTTATGGTCAGAGATAAATCGTATCGTAATCCTGAGCTCTAGCATTCCAGTTAGACAGGAGTTGGTAGGTGCACAGG